AATAACTGAACCTATACTTTTTCCATTTTGACCATTCGTACCAGGTATACCTTGATCACCTTTAGCGCCCATAGAGCTTATACCGTATGACGTGCTTATCGTATCGTCTGAATATGTGAACACTGTTCTTGTCCATAAATATTTTCCAACAGGTACTGATGGAATGTTTGGACTCCAAGTGCCAGTAGGAGCTTTTGTATTGCTATCCCCTACCTGATAAGTTACAGTTGTGTTTTTTATCGACTTAATATCATCAACTTTATTGTTAATATTATCGATTGCGTCTTTAACACTGGTTCCCGAACTAAACTCCATACTCTCGGCAGATATTGCAAGTTTGAAGCTACCGTCCGTATCCTTATAATATTTAATATAATGATTACCGTCGCCGACAGCCATTTGACCGTCTTTTCCAAGATATATACCACGAACTCCGCTAGTCGCTGATTCTTTTCCTATAGAATGTATAGCGTTGTCATCTATTTTGAATCCGGCAATGGTTGCATCAAAAGCTACCAAATCTTTAACGTCTATTTTAGATGCTGTTACTGATTTGGCTCTGATTACTTGTCCATTGATACTGTTGTAATCAGTCTGTTCAGCCTCAGTGGTGATGCCATCTGTATTTAACTTGTAATACAGTCCATCCTCACCTTTTATAACAAGCTTTTCAGCAACAATTGTATTGCCCTCAATTAAATCGCCTTTGATTGTAACGCCAATTAACTCTCCAGTGATTGTCTGGTCACCAACTACTACATCCTTAATAAGACCTGACTGTGCATAAAAATACTGCATTGCAGCCGTACCAATATTAGTAAAATTAATATTGGCATATTTCAAATCTGCATCTTCAGAATTAAGTTTCTTGGTATTCAGTTCGTCTATGTCAGCTTTATGAGCATCAAGTTTTTCTGTTGTCGTATTCTTGAAGTTCGAAAAGTCGCCGTTTAATGTACCAACAGTACCGGCCAATGCATCAAAAACTTTAGTCTTTGTGTACTCCGACTCGACAACCGTAGCATCGATTTTATCACTCTTTATTGTTTTAATTTCTGCTTCAGCTGCTGTGACTTTTTCCTCAACTTCAAGCTGTTTGGTTTTTATTTCCTTAAATTGACCTTCAGATGCAGTTAATTTCTGCTTAATTGTAGCATTATCGGATTCAAGGGTATCGATTCTGCCTACCTGAGCATCAAGTTCATCGGTATCAACTTTATTAGAGAGTACGGTGTTGAATTCTCCAATCTTCTCGCTGTTGGTTTTAACAGTATCAGTTCTAGCAGCTGGTGAACTAAGATTACCAGTAACAACTGCTTTGTGATTCCGGATTGTCACTGTTACTCTATCGCCATCTTCGGCGTCGGTAACAGTTTCAAACGGAGTTGCAATATTTGAGCCATCCAACACTACTGCCTTTGTGCCATCCGAATAAACTTTAACAGTACCGTACACAGTATTGTCTGTGTTCTCCTTGGGATTGTCTGCATTAACCATTTTGGCAAATTGGTCTTTAAGATTTTCGCTTAATGGCATTACAACGCTCACCTCCATAAGTTTTTAGTATATTTGGCAGTCTCTTCAACTGGACAACCAGATTCACAAGTTATTGATTGCGATATAACTTTTGCTTTTACATCAATCAATCCAGCAGCTTTGTAATTCAGTCTTACACAATCACCTAAACGAGTCTGGCAATAACCATGCGTATATGTGATTGTATATTCTACTGTAGATAGTGACTTTAAAAGCTTCTCGGCGTATTCATCAACTTGTGCATTTGTTGGGATACCTGCTAAGTTCAAATCAGTAACTCTATGTATAATTTCTCTTCCTCTATTAACCGTAGAAGTAGGGCTATTTACATCATCATTTACTACTCGTGAATAATAGTAATCATTATTGTTTGAGTACACTATTTCAACAACATTAGGTATTCCATATATATCATGCTCCATTGTTATACTTGGTAACAATATTGAACTATTATCATCGTTATATGTTGTCACTGGCTGTAATGACTCTAATTCTTGGGTTGGAGGAAATATAATTCTCCCCATCTCATCCAATCCAAGTTCATAATCAGCATTTGCTGCCAAATCTTTGCAATATGTAAGCCAAGTATCACTGGTGTTTGCAACAAAATCTGAATATAACACTTTATCAGACTTCGACGGCACCACTGGAGCCCTACAATTATCCCTAGCCAGTCTGTATACTTCATCCATAGTATTTGATTTCTTTGGTGTGAAATATCCAAGAGCTGGAGGGTTTTCATTCAGCTCTATTAAAGGCGTATAAGCGTCTAATGTGACACTTTTTACCTTTCCATCAAACGAAGAAGAAGGGGTCTGGACAAGAAATGTTCCTAAAGGCTCTTTATAAGTAACTCCATTTTGAATTGCTATAAGATATGCCCTTATATAACACTCTCCTACCAGACCCGTAATTTTAATTGATGCTGAACCCAACGTATCAGACTTTGAATCACGCTTAATTGTTGAACCAGGTTTGACCGTATCAAGTTTCTGTTTGTCTTTCCAAGTACCTGGATCAACAACGTAATACTCAAAGGTCTGTTCCATCGACTCATGCCAATCAATCATTACTTTTCTCCTTCTACTCTTGTAATTGTTAATGATACTGGTATAGTTAATTCAGTATGCTTTATATCATAACTTACTGTTACACTAGCCCAATATCCGCTTCCTGATGGTTCTCTAACATATACATCTCCCATCCATGTTGAGAGTCTTCTTATTGCATATAAAGTATCTTTATCATTCCTTGGTATCTCTACACTCCATGTTGATGTACTTCCTAACTGTGTTCCATAGTAAGATACTGGGTGCTTTCGACCAGCATATTCAACAAGAGATTTATCTGGAGCATTACTGTCACTAACATCAAGATTGTACTTTAGTAACAATAAAGAACCAGTCCATGGCGTTTGTTCCTGTGCGTCAACTGTAGCATTTTCAAGATTTCTCCATTTTTCATCCCATTGAATCACCGCAAAACGGCATCCTATTGGATATCCAGGAGCATCATAGTAACTAATAGTTCCCGTAGATTTTTCTGTTGCTACAATCCTATATCTTGCATAATCCAGACCTGGATGAGGGTCAGTAATATATGTATTTTTGTTATTTTCAATGTTTGAGATTATTTCAGTGAATGAACCATCGAATTCACGACGAAATACTGATATTATGACCTTATCTGTTTCTTTATTATTCATGTCAAGACAATAAGGTCTTAGATAAGCTGTGAAATTTTTCTTATTCACACTTATTGAGATATTAGGTTTGTACTTTATAGCATCCCATGCAACATTAAATGATAATGTTTTTTGTACAGACAAACCTGAATTCATTGATGCAACACATGTAATGGTGTAATGCATACCGTTTTTTATAGCTATGTTATATGCTGATATCTCAGCTTTCAAACTTGTAAATATATCGAAGTACTGCGAATATACATCATCTCCAGAATTGACAATCTTATCTTCTCCAACAGCATCAACTGTGGTATAAGATTCTTCGGCTGTTATAGTGAGATGATAGCCTATTGGTGACTGAGTTTTCGGTCCTGTAACTGCTGAAATATAAAACGGAAATGCTGATATTGTTTCTACAGAAACACCTGATGCATTAGTGAGTCCAAGTTCTAATGTAGGTTGAGCATAAATATTTACCTGTCTCTGTACTGACCATGGACCATATTCATTTGTTGCTCCAGCCGTCTTAACTCGCCATTTTAATACTGTTCCTTCTGTATACTGAGAAGTATTTATAGAGAAAGAACTTGTTTTATCTTTTTCTTCCTCATCTGTACTATTCTTTTGAGTATATGTTTTAACAGTTCCATTAACGTCAATCTCTATCTGAGCAAATGTTCGACTTGAATTATCTTTTGCATTGTGTACCCAATATAAATTCAATGGCTCACCTACGATAGCTGTAGCTGTAGATGACCATGTTGTAGGAGCTGCTGGAGCAGAGCCTATCGTTAACGAAACAATATCACTCCACTCTGAATCTCCTTTACTATTCGTAGCAGCAACTCTGAAAAACCATTCTTTACCAGTGTCAAGTCCTATAACATGCGCTCTGTTAGTCGTTACCGATAACGAACTGGTTTGCGATGATGTATCAAAATAATCGCGGTTTGTAACATATTCAATTTTATACCCCGTTGCTGTGGAAGATTTATCAAAATCTAATACGACTGATGTTTTACTATCAGCCGAAGCAACGATATTAGTAACTGGTGCAGGTATAGTTAACAGCTCACTTGTAAATTCTGAATACTCTCCGTATATCTTAGACGAGTAATAAAGATTGATGGCCCTACATCTAACTCGGTATTTTCCGCCAGCTATGACATTTGTAGACATAGAAGCCATACACAACTTTACATCAACGATTGTGCTATTAACTTTAACTAAATCGTTGTATACTTCGAATTCTATCTGGTCTGTTCTTGGATCTGATATGTTTTCTATAGACGCTGTTAACTTTAATTTTTCAATTTCAGTTGTAGGCGTCGTTGGAGTTTCAGGAGGGTCCCCAGCCAATGAAAACTCTTCTTCATTTGCCTCACCTGTCCAATAGGATGTCTCATTATCGTTAACTGTATAAGTCTTTGATACTGGGGTAACCTTGACTTTGATTCTAAGTGCATTGCTAGGCGGTGACGAGTATACCGAATGAGTAGATGTTGGCGAATCAGATGTACCTTCAAACCATATGTCGTCTCCAGTATCATAATACCATTGCACATCATAATTCTCTAATGTGTCAGTTATAGTTTCAGTAGATTCACCACTTCCACCACTCAAATCGTTAACATTAATCGGACTTTGTATGTCATGGCCTCCACCCTGATTTTCACCAAGTACAGCTCTGTCTCCAGATACTTGAATAACCATCCATGTCTCGCTAAAACACCAATCAGCTATTTCTACTCCATTATACCAAGTTGCGCCATCGTTAATTGTGACCCAGTCACCTTCATTGACTCCGCCACCAGTAGACTGTGATATGGAACTGTCAAAATCCCATGTAGCATAATATGTGCTACTGCCAGTCTGTCGTTTTATAGTCAAACCTGATACACTAGCCATATCATGACCTCCTATCTATTCTAGCTGCTCTTATTAATTCCTGTACAGCATCGGATACTGCACTTCCATCATCATACGTTATTCCACCAACGTTGTATGTTGGTTTAGAAAGACCATTTAAACTCTTATCGAGTTTGTTAATGGCTGAAATAACTTCGTCATTATTTCCATTTTGACGATTTCGATTCATCATTGTAGCAACGGTATTAAAGCCTCCAGAAATACCTATAGTACCTCCTATAGGCATCATAGCCGCTATTGCTCCAACGCCTGTCTGAACGTCTGATAAATCCACGACAGGTCTTATAGTTGGCTGCATATTCATATCACCATTTATAAGTTCTGATATCTTGGATATGGCGTTGCCAACACCGTCAATGACCGTATTAGCCATATCGGAAGATGACATATTAACTAATCCAAGATTATTATTAATACCCTTAGCAAATCCAGCAGGAACATAACTAGCTAATTTTTCCATAACCCTAGATGGTGAATTGATATCTAATTCTCTTTTAGCTGCATCATATGCTGCCTTAGCCATTGTTCTAGCAGATGCTTCTACTCTGAACGTATTGACGTTTATACCAGAGACAAAACCACTAACCAGATATGCTCCGCTACTATTAATACTCTGATAGTATGAATTAATTGTTTCTATGGCTCTTTGTAAACTTGAATCAACCGCTGCTAAAAAGCTTTCTTCTTTCGATGAATAGCCTTCAACCAACGAGGTTAAGAATTTCTTTCCAAGGTCATTGAATTCTGAAGAATATCCATCAAGTACATTCTTTATCGAACTCATATTAACTTTTGAAAATTCTTTAACAGCCTCATCGAAGGTTGCTATTCCCGATATATCAAAGTTATTTAAACTTTGTACAAAGTCTCGTAATTGTTTTGCAGCACTGATTGACGTGGTTACTGATGTTAAGTTTACAGACGCTATTTTCTCAGCATATGCCTGAATTGTTGTACCGATATCTGCGGTTTTACCAAACTTAGTTATCCCATTTTCATTTATTGATAATGAACTGTTTATTACACCGAGCAATGCTCTTGAAAATGTTAGAGACTTTTCGACACCTGTAGCATCAACATTTGTGACCTTATCGGAATATTTAACGATTGCTTCACCAAACTGAACTAACTGTTTAGAGAATGCACTCATGTCTTTATCGCCTGTAAACCACTGCACTACACCACCTGATGGGGCTATATTCTTTTGCATATCTGCAATTATTGCACCGGCATTTGCGGCTGCTGTTACTGCTCCTTCATCTATCTTTCCAGCCACTTTACTAGAAAAATTAACAATAGCATTTCCGAACTGAGTTAGCTGTGTTGAGAATTTACCCATATCTTTTTCACCGGTAAACCATTCTACAACGCCCCCAGATGGTGTAATGTCTTTCTGCATTTCAGCCATAATCTTTCCAGCGTTTGCTGCGGCTGTTATGGCTTCTTCATTCACTCCAACCGATACAGTGTCGGAGAAACGAACTATTGCTCTACCAAACTGAACTAATTGTGTTGAGAATTTACCCATATCATGCTCACCGGTAAACCACTGCACTACGCCACCTGTTTTAGTGACACTCTTCTCCATCTCAGCCATTATCTTTCCAGCGTTTGCTGCGGAATTAACTGCATCAATATCAATCTTTCCAGCCACCACATCAGAAAATTCTACCATTGCTTCGCCAAAAGGCTTTAACTGTTCGGCAAAATCTGATAATGATGTTCCTCCAGTCAACCAAGAGCTTATTCCATCTATTAAATCAGCGGCAGTAAGCATCAGTAATGTTTCTGATAATGCCTCAACACCTTCCATCATCTCACCAGTGAGCGATTTAGCACCATCTATAAATGGCTGAGCACTTACTATAAATGCTGAAAGCTCTTTTCCTAACTGAGAAAATGAATTCTTACCTTTCATAAATGTAGCCATGCCGGATATAAAATCAGCTGCTGTTAGCAATAATATAGCAGCTGTTAATGAACCAATATTCGCTATCATTGACACAGCATCTATACCGGTAATACCATCGAAAAATGGCTGAGCATTTTCCATAAATAATGCAAGGTTAGTTCCAATTTCAGGTAGTCCTGAAGAAACACCTGCACCAAATCCGCCAATAATACTACCAATGAAATTTCCAAGAGCATATCCAATATTTGCTAAGAACTCTCCTCCGGAATTAACTATATCTGATACTCCTGGTATCTTACTAAGACCGCCGAGAATTGCTAATGTGGCTGCAAATATTCCTATGAATGCAGCTAATCCAGCAGCGCCAGTTATAGCCGCACTGACTGGGACTTTACTTACTAAGAACATCACTCCAGCCATAACTGCCATTAATATCGCTAATTCTGCTGTCGCGACCATAGTTTTCTCTACCGGCAAACATGATATAGCAATGAGTAATCCACCAAGAAGCCCTATAACAACTGCCATAGCAATCAAAGACCCCATTGCTCCTTGTACTTTTGAAGCACAGAACTCAACCAATGCAAATAATCCGACTAGTACGCTCATACATGCTGTAGCCACTATTATCTTCTCCGGTTTGAGTATAGATAATATTGCCACTGCGGCAGCCATAACGCCTATCGCAATTGCAGCACTCATTAAAGTTTTAGATGCATTCTCATCTACTTTACCAGCAATCGCTGCCACAGCTATTAATCCCTCTATTAATATTATGAATGCTGCTACAGCCGCTAATCCCTGAACTATTTTGTCAACCGGCAATAACCCAAGAACTAAACACACACCAGCCATAACTGCAAAGCACAGCGATACAGCCAATAGCATTTTACCGATTCCTTTTATCTGTTTATCAGATGCTTTATGAGTTAATGCGACCAATCCAGCAATTAATACTGCAACTCCAGCCAAGATTAATGCACCTTTTCCAATTTCAGCATAATCTACCGACTTAAGCATCTTGAGCATAACAGCCATTAATAACATAGAGGCACTTATCTTAAGCATTAAGTTTCCAACCTGAGATATGTCTTTGTCTGTTGCTATATAGGTTAATGCCACTAAACCGATTATGGTTGCAAGTAAAGCTGCCGTGATAGTATTAAACCCATCAAGGCCCTGAGCATACTTCTCTGGTTTCATATTTCCAAGAATAGCTATGCCAGCTACCATAAGAATCATTGCTGTAGCAATCTTCTTCATAGCTTTTCCAGCCTGCTGTATACTCTTACTATTATTGTCAGATACAAGTAAACTCATAGATACTATTAAAAGCATCATAACACCCATAAGAGCAACAAGACCCAACAATCCTTGCATATACGCATCAGGATTTAAACTTCCCATAATCTTAACAGTTGCTGCCATTAATGCTAGAGCCACACCTATACTTATGAGTGTAGTTTTTAACCCACTTAACTTAAGTGTCTTGCTATTGCCATCTAATTCGACAGCAGAATCTGTCAGCTTACTAATTGCAACTGCCAATCCAACAAGTATTACAGCCAATACACCTATTGCACCAACTGTAGACCATAACTTTTTAGTGTCTATCTTTGACATTATAAATACTGCCGCAGATAATGCTAAAAGCGCCAATGCAAGATTACGAACACCTTCTGTTTTCTTCTCAAATGCAGATGCTTTAAGATTCTTGCCTATCGCTTTAGCTGTCTTTTTGACTGACTTATCAAGTGTCTCTATAAATTCACCAACACTAGCCATTGGAGCTGTTATATTCTTAAATGTGTCAACAAGGTTCTTTGTGATGGCTAGCATTCCAACGCCAGCACCAACTGATATAACCTTAGTTAATGCTTCGCCGACCTTAATCTCTTTAAACTTGGTAATTATCTTTGTACCAATGTCTTTTATTGCATCCCATACTGTAGATGCAGTGTTTTCTATACCTTTAACCAATCCAGCAACTACAAATTCACCATCAGCCTCCATCTCTTTAGATGGGGAAGCAATTCTAAGCACTTTCTCAAATGCTGATAGTAGTTTTAAACCTATATCTTTCAGCATATCTGGAATAATGGTTAATCCTGACGATAAGCCTTTCTTAAGACCTTCAACGACAAATCCACCAGCTTCTTTTAGGTCAATATCTTTTATAATATCAACAAATTTCTGAATTCTTGGCGATTCTTTAAGTAAATCTATAAGTTTCTTAAATCCGTCGATTACAACTTTTAATCCTTCTCCTACTTTCTTGAAAGATCTCTCGATGTAATCATTATTTTTCAACCAATTACGAAGATTAACAAGTGCTTCACCTATATAACCTGTAAATTCAATGATGTCTATATCAAATGCACTAAGGATTCCTTTCAATGCTTTAAATGCAACTGTAAGACCAGAACTTAAAACCATTCGCACAATATCAATTACCGCAAACAATCCTTTGAAAGTCTGCTCTACATCATATGCATGTGTGCTACTGAATTCTTTCATCTTTTCAGTAAGTGCATTAAATCCATCAATAACACCATAAATCTTAGCAACGGATGGCGCTGGGAATATCTCAGAGAATGCATCCTTTATGGCTGTAAATGTAATTATGAGAGTTTCTCCAATATTACCAAGTCCATCCCATAATAAAGTTCTACCATCCTTTGCACTCATATCGCTAATGAGTTCTTCTATAGATTTGCCAGTTTTCTCAGACTGTTTTTCCAAATCTCTATACATAGAAATCTCATCATCGGTCAAACCAGCATGTCTTAACTGTTCGTCTGAAAGCTTCGACAATTGCTTAGATTCATTTTGAATTTCTTCAGTAGAGTCCCCTAATGAATCTGCAAACTTAGCTTCCGCTTCCTGCACATCTTCTACTGTAAGTTCGTATTCATAACCTTTATTAACTAAATCCTGTATAACTTGATGATTATATCCGGTTTCATCAAGCAATTCATATCGGCCTGTATCGGAATTCTTATAATCGCCTCTCCATACATCGGTTACTACTTTCTGATAATATTCGAGACTATTTGTTAAATTATTTATCTGTTTAACAGTTTTTCCAACGTCAGAATTCTCTAGTTTATTAAGCATATTAGTAAAAGGATTAAAAGACATAACTCCCTCTACTAATTTATTTCTTGCCTCTGAAGCGTTGTTGATTAACTTGCTAAGAACATCTGAAACATCTGTCCAGAGTTCCTTAGCCTCTTCAAAGTCGCCAATTATTAATCGCCAGGTCGTTGTCCAGCCAGAACCGAGAGCCTCTTTGAGTGTACCTATAAGCTGTGTAAATGTCTTGACCTTTGTTGCTGCTTCACCAGCAGTTTTAGCCATATTGGCCATATCTATAGCCTGTTCTTCTGAATATCCTTCATCAACAAACTTCTGAATAGCAGCTGCATATTCTTCTTCAGTATCAGCGGCTGTAGAAAACATATCTAAAGTCTCGGTCAGAACATCCGTCGTCAACCAACCCTTTGACAGTGATTCTCTAAATGAACCAGCAGCATCAATATATGCTTGTGCACCGGTTCCCAGTTTTTCAGAGGTTCTTATTAATGCATCCTGAAATACCTGACCACCCATGCCAGCATTAACAACTGAATTCCAGTCCATAAGTTTAACTGTACCGGATGCCAAAGCCTGTGAAAGCTGATACATAGCAGTAGACGCCTGTTGAGATGTTGAACCTGACACTGCGGCTAGATTGGCTATACCCTGAATGGCCGACACAGAAGTGTCCAACTTAACACCTGCTGCTGTGAAAGTACCAATATTACGTGTCATCTCCGTAAAATTGTATATGGTCTTATCAGCGTAAGTATTTAACTGGTCAAGCGCAGCATTAACCTGTTTTACATTTGTTCTCTCTTTCTGAGTATTCGCCAGAATCGTCTGAACTGCGTTCATCTGAGTTTCATACTCGTTAAAACCATCTCGAACTGGGTCAATGGTTATAGCTGATGCAATTCTCTTTCCAGCATTAACCGCAGAATTAGTTATGTTAGCCAATGCAGTAACACCTATTACTTCCATTGCTGAGAGCTTCGCCTGCACTGCTTCTATACCAGAAGTCACACCTGAAAACTCAAGTTTTTTAGTGGCATTTCCAACATCTTCAAGACCTTTAGAAACACCACTAAAATTAAGTTTGGCTTTTAACTTATCTAATGTTGACATACTCGTCTGAACATTTTTCTCAAACTGAGCATTATCAAACCGCATTTCGACGACACGGTCGTCAACTTCTTTGCTACTCATGCTTTAGTAACCTCCCTCCAAGCGTTATCTGCGATTGTGTCAAAAATAGGCTGGATAGCAGGATTAATATAATCTCGACCCTGAACCCAGCCTCCGTTTCCAGTGGCATGTCCATATTGCAAAATTATTGCTATAGGAACACCATTGTTTATATTTGAGTTTT